CTTGTTGCTTTAATAAATATTCCGACGCGGCCTGAAGTAATTTGTAATTATCTTTAAACATTCCCAAGCCAGTATTACAATTTGCACAGAGAAGCCCTCTAATTACCCCCGTTTGATGGCAGTGATCAATAGCCACCCTCTTGGTCCTGACACTTGAGTCTGGATGTATCTCTAATTTTACAAGGCATATTTCACATTGTCCATTTTGTTTTTGCCTCAATGCTTCAAAGTCTTCAATTGACATTCCATATCGATATTTCAAAAAAGCGGCTGATATACAATGCCGACATCGAGAAGAAAGCGTTTTCATTTCTCTCGATCCGTGAAAATCGGTAAATGGTAATTGTTTTTTGCAAGTGGAACAAATACGACTGTCGGTTAAGTCTTCTTGTTCTTTTTTTGCGATGGCGCGTTTTGCATCTTGCATTGCTTTTTTATTGCCCTTACCCGGCACAAACCAATCGGGAAAAGGCTCTAATTCCAATGCCTGCTCTGGCGTTAAGCCACGTTTAATTCTGTTGGCAACCACCTGGGGAGACATATTGTATTTTTGGGCGGCATCTTTTATATATTTATATTCCTCTCCGTGCACAAAAATTTTAGTACCCTTTTTATTGGCTTTTGCCATAATTTTGGGTTTGGATTCAATTTCTAACGCCTCTTCCAAGCTCCATCCTTGATAAAGCCTTGATCTTACTGTGCTTGGTTTTTGTCCATAATCGCGAGCGGCGTTCGCAATGTTTGGATATTTTTTGCCGTTTACACAAATTTCGATGGCATTGCATCCGTATTCGCCCGCGCCTCGTTTTTGCATTTTAGCCTCCAGTGTGGGACAAAATTCTATCATAAACTGCATGTCCTTCGCACGATAAAGCCCCCATTGTTGGGGGCTTTCTATTAGGAGCAGTTTGCGCCGCTTAACAATTATCAATGGGAGAAAACATAGGCTCATCAATGGCCCTTTCTCCAATGCGAGCGCCTGGAAGCGGACAGAAACCGTCTTTGCAATTATTTTCAATGGCATCGAGGGCTTCTTTCTCTTCCTCCATTTCCATGGCAAAGATGAGAGCCTTTAAATACCATTTGGCTTTCCTTAAATCTTCCAGGCCATTTTTGTTTTCATAGCGCCAAACGTATTTAATAATGTTCCCCTTCGCAAAACCCCTAAAAGCCTCTGCGCTCATCGACGCTTCAATTGCCTCGATGCATTCAATGCCGCCAAATGCGTAATGAGATGGAGCGTCGATGGAATCAAACGTTTTAGGGCGGTTTTCAGAAGGAGGAGTCATTGGTTTCAAAAGCGTCGAAGGCTTCTTTAAAAAGAGGACGAGCCAGCAAGGACAGCGCTTGAGCATAGGCCTGAATTTCACCCTGGGCATCCGCTGGTGAGCGAAGGCTGATGAAATGAAGCAATGCCTGCAGGCTACAGGTCCAAGTGAAGGAAGTATAGAGCGATGTGGGCAACACGCCACGAGCTTGTTCTTTGCTCACACCGATGGCTAAAAGCGTCTGATAGGCGCCTTTAGCGGCCTGCAAGCCCTTCGCATATTCAATCATGGCCAAGTCATTGGCACGGCCTTCCAGGGGGCCGGCTGAGGCTTGTTTATTGCTCTCGCTTTGCCGGCGAAACTCGCGAGGCATGTAAAATTCTTCACTATCAGCTTCACAATATCTAAAGCTTTTTTCGTTCCAGCCAAGTTGATCATTCGCATACGTGCCACCAATGACGTGCTTCCACCATTGGCGAGCAATGAACAGTGGAGCCTTCACTTGCCACTTTGTCACAACGCCACGAAACGGGCTGGTATGTTGATGCTTGACTAAATAGTTGAGGAGTTTTTGATCTTTTTCGGACCATTCCGCACTGCTTTGCTCAAAAGATTGACGAGCATCGCAGACGATATCAAGAGAACTGCCCATCCAGTCAATAAGACGCACAAAGCTGATGCCATCATTCAAAGGGTCTAGAGAGGAACTAATCGAGGCCATGGAACAGGGAGGCTGGGCGTAAACGCTGCAGGCCGATTGTAGGCGAAATCTTGGTTTCTGAATGCCAGATGACCACTGCCCTCTTCTTCCCGCCATTGAAAACAAAACCAATGAGCGTGCCAACAACGCTGGTGAGCATCCAGCCAGCCGCCGTTGGCTGCACATACACTACTTCCTCGCCAGGACACCATTCATGATTACGTGGAGTGCGTGGGAGCTGAAATGGACGGTGCTCCGTAGCATTTTTTACGGCTTTCTTACCATCGTCCACCTTGTAAGCAAACTGTCTGCCATAGCCCCTCCTCGTTAGGCTAAAGCAAACAGTTTTGGAAAAATGTCCACGCATTTCTCTATTCCAGTAGAGTTAAGCTATCAAGGCCGTCCATACATTGCTGCCATGGGTCCGTTTGAACGCAGTTTGGAAAGAGACTTTGCTTTGGCTGCCAATAAGCGTGCCATTGCAGAATGCTCTGACGTAGAAAAACTGCGAGAGGTGGCAGTCAATTTGATGGAAGGTTGGTCCAATATGCAAGAAGCCGTTGGAAGCCTAGTTAAAGAAAATCTAGAACTTCGTCAGGCCATGTCCATGAAGGACTACGACTTACGAGCCGCCAGTGAACTTTTAGAAGAAGCTTCTACCGTAATTCAAGATGAATTGAAGCGGCAATCTTCGCAAGCCAAGAAGCGTCTTTGGCCGTTTGGCTAGTCAATAAAAACACTCGCCATCCTCCCATTGTGGCGAGATTGAACTTTCTGGCATCACGCTCGTAACCACTGCCAGTGACGTGACGGCCTCGGTTGAAAGTTCCGCCTTGGATTTCAATGAGAGTGCGGGATGGTAAGTGAGCGAAATCAGCTCGATACCGTTTGGATCGTTTTGATTTTGCATAGCGTTCTTGAAAATCAGCCTCCCAGCTTGGCACATCACTAAATTCCCTAATCAACGGGAGATTGGGATAGTGAGCCTGCCACAGTCCGAGAAACTGATCTTCAAGAGCACTCACGCATCAGACGGCAGCAAAAGATACTTTAGCGCCTTGATTTTGATACTTTCCCTGACCATAGGCTTTGCCTACATCGCCAGAAAGGCGCATAAACATAACTTGCACTATGCCTTCATTGGCATAGATGCGAGCCGGAAAAGCCAGGGGATTGACAATACAAATAGTGAGAAAGCCAGACCAGCCAGGCTCAATTGGCGTAACGTTAATGATGGTTCCTTGTCTTGCATACGTACTTTTCCCGTCGCAAATGCCCATGACATTGTTGGGCATTGTGATGCGCTCAAGGCTAACGCCTAGTGCGTAAGAAAAAGGAGGCAAAACAAAGAAAGTGCTGCCCAATTCCTCGATGGGCGTGGCTTCATACATCACGCTTTCATCAAACTTCTTCACGTCCAACGCTCTGACTTCCTGGTTGTTGTTGATAACCATGAAGCCCTTTGGGGACAGGCGAAGGTCGTAGCCGGCGTGCGAGAGGCCGTAGGACAATGCTTTGGTGCCATTGTCAAGCTCACGGCGCTTCTCGCCAGTGAACGGAAAGATGATGTCGTTTTCAGCGAGGATGCTGATTTCTTTGTCAGAGAGGAGAGTCATCGGAAGTAAAGAAAAAGAAAGGGCGGCTTGTGCCGCCCCGTGACCACCAGAATGAAGCTCAGAACAGATCGTCAGAAGACGAGGAGCGGTTGTTGCTGCCAGCGCCGTTGCCATCGTTCTTCCAGAAGCTGGAATAAGCCTTAGGGCTGTTCTCCATCTTGTTGACGGTCACTTGCCCTTTGTAATGAGGGGAGGTGTCCTTGTCGCGCTTGTCATTGTCCCACAGCGCCACACGGAAGCTGTAGTTGCCTTGAGCATTCGGACCAGCCTTTTTGGCTGCGTTCAGAATGTCAGGAGTGAGATCGACGGTGCCGCTAAAAACGGGCAGATTGCCAGAGGGCATTGGTTGTTCCTCAACGGAGTGTAGTGGGCCCTGGACGGGCTGCCATAGCTTAATCCCGTTTCGCCAGAAAACTACGCACCACGATCCATAGAAATTGTTAAGGGCAAGCCGCCTGGGTAATGGTCGAAGAAATACTGCTGCGTTTTCTGTACCATCAGCCCCGCCTGCATAGCCAGCTCCCCTGCCGACAGGCTCACCACCTGCGCTTCCTGCCCCTTCTCTGTGTCAGGGTCATAAATGGCAATGGCGCAATGCGCCTCGTTAATTTCAATGTCATACATCTGCTCAATGGCCTGCACATAAGCACCGAGCTGCATCCTGTAGTCGGCTAGCTGTGTATCAGGCTTTTGTTTGTAGCTGGTCTTCCAATCGAGCAGTGCATAGTCGCCATTGTTCATTTTGGCGAGCATGTCAAACGTGCCAGAGTAGCCAATTTGCCTGGCATTGTCATACCAGGCAATAGCACTTTCAATGAGCAGCGGACTGTCTACTTTCTCAAGGAACGATGAAATGGAAGTGAAATAAGGAACGTAGTTTGGGAAAGCATCAAGATGACAATTCACATCTTCTCCATTCCATAGATCCTCTAAAACGCCATGCAACCAGTTGCCACGATCAACGGCATTACGAGTGCGGCGATTTGCCTCCTCATCGCCCACTTTCTTGCGCCAGTTCATGAGCGCTGCAATCTTGCCAGGCGGCGAACACGCGCTGGCAATAGTCGTCACAGAGGGCAAAACACACCCTTCGGGGACATTGGGAAAATCGTCGCAGAGATAGTATCTCCTTTTGTTTATCTGCAGCCGGTTGGGTTCGTATCGTGCGAGCTTGGGCATCATGAGCCTGCTTAGACACAGATCGTAACAGGCCATCAGCGGCTGCCATAGCTCTTGGTGCAATAATTTCCGTTTTGATACGTATTAAGCGGACAACTTGTTCCCGGCGATGCTGGTATCGACCATTTAGTGCGATTGCCGTAGCTTGGTACGCAATATCCAGAGGAGGAATAGTAGCCGAGAGGGCAACTATTGCCACTTTGCTGGATGGGGAACGTTTGCGCCAATGCGGAAAATGGCGCCGCCGCAATGCAGAGAAAGGCGAGAACGGCTTTCATTTTTCGTTTACGTCCCAAAAGTAGTCGCAGCCTTCTTCAGTGAATGGCGGCGTGCCGAAATAACTTTGCCAGCGATCAACAGGCGCGAGATAGCGCCAACAGTTTTCACGGACAGGGCATTCACCCCCTTCGCACATAGCAATGTCAGGCATGAGAATTTTGTGTGAAATTTGAGCAAGATACTGGCGATCCAAAAGAGGATCGTCAGCAAGAACTTGGAGAACAGCAGCAATGCGACGATCACTGCTGAGGCCATCGTCAGGCCAATTCCAGAATGCTTCGTGGCATTTGTCAAGAAGCGTTTCATGATTCTTCATGAACGATGGCTGATGGGCGAATGCTTTCCATTTCTTCTAAGACGGCGACAAAACCATCAATGACGTTGCTGTCGCAAAAGCCAGCCCCACGGAGGAAGTGGGAAAAGTTTTCAATCACTTCACGACAAAAATTGGTGTCGGAAATCATGGTCAAATGAAGATCGCCTTCGCGATAACCAAACATCCATTTTCCAACGGGAAAATCATGGTCCATGGTAAACAAGCGAAAAAACGAGAGGGAAAACT